GCTGAGACAGAACTAGCTAACATTCTGTCAACAGAAATTCTTGCTGAAATCAACCGCGAAGTTGTACGTACAGTATATCGCTCCGCTGTTGTTGGTGCTGCATACGGTGTTACAACCGCTGGTACATTCGATCTTGACACAGACTCAAACGGTCGTTGGTCAGTTGAGAAGTTCAAGGGTCTTGTATTCCAGATCGAGCGTGAAGCTAACGCAATCGCGAAGGCAACTCGTCGCGGTAAGGGTAACATCATCATCGTATCTTCAGACGTTGCGTCTGCTCTTGCGATGGCTGGTGTTCTCGACTACACACCTGCTCTTCAGGTTAACTTGAACGTTGACGACACAGGCAACACCTTCGCTGGTCTGCTACATGGTCGTATCAAGGTTTACATCGATCCTTACTTCGGTGGTTCAGCTAACGGCGACGAACTCTGCACCGTCGGTTATAAGGGTACATCACCATACGATGCCGGTGTCTTCTACTGCCCATACGTTCCTCTACAGCTTGTTCGTGCTATTGGCCAGGATACATTCCAGCCTCGCATCGGCTTCAAGACACGTTACGGCATGGTTGCCAACCCATTTGCTAAGGGTGCAACAGCTATGACTGGTGACGACCTGTCTGCTACAATCGAAGCAACTGTACGTGCTAACCAGTACTACAGAATTTTCCGTGTGAGAAACCTCACCTGAGAACGGTTATCAATAAGAAACTACTTGCAAACTATAGAGGCGCTTCGGCGCCTCTTTTTTATTATTATAAATAATAACATGATACTGACATTTAAACAAAAGAAACTGATACTCGTTGGTGTTTTGTATTATATGCCTGAATACGAGAATCTATTACAAACTTTTTACTGGCAAACTGAAGACTTTGTTCCAGATATACCTCGCGTCCATAAGTTTCTAGACTATTGGAAAGATAACATAGAAGCGACTATAAAAGAAATTGTGGTGAGCGAAGCTGTTACTAGAACGTCGTATACTGCAACTCCTTTCTTCAAGGTAATAAATTAATGACAACTCAAAGTAATCTCACATCGACACCAGATAACACAAGTATTCTTCAACCAACGAAGTATACATTTATAATACCTGATCTTCCTTTTGCGAGATACTTCTGTCAAACTGTAAGTTTACCCGGTGTATCAACATCCGCAGTAACAGTTCCAACACCCTTTTCTGAAACATATAGACATGGTGATAAACTGATATATGAAAACTTTTCTATCAATGCCATAATCGATGAGGACATCAGAGTTTGGGAAGAAACTTATAATTGGTTGGTGTCTATGACATTTCCAGAAAGATTCTCACAATATAGAAAAAGAAATTTTAATCAGAAGAGTGACATCTACTATGATGGTGTGCTTACCATAAATACAAACTCAAACTTACCAAACATCAGGGTAAAGTTTTTTAATTGTCATCCAACCAACCTCGGTTCTATTCAGTTTTCTACTTCCGAAAACGCTCAGACCATACCTACAGCAGATATAACATTTAGATACGATAGATTTGTCATAGAACGAATTTAGTTATTGACAAAACTATAAAAACGTATATAATTACAATCATTTATCTCATGGAGTTATATTATGAAACTACCCGTCAACATTGACGATCTCATGGAAGAATGGATAAAAGACTCTAAGATCGATGAGACTGAGCCTCAGCGTGAACTTGCAAAAATATCATCAATACATTCCAAATATCTTCGTGTGATGTCTCATCACAATCTTATATGTAAGAAGTTAATGAACGACTATACAAAACTGAAAAAAGTGAAATGGGAGTATTATTCGGGTGATCTGAATAACCCTGAAGATTTGGAACATTATGGCTTCGAACCTATGATAAAGAAACTGTTGAGACAAGATATACCTATGTACATCGATGCTGACGATGATCTAAATAAGATACTCATGAAAAAGGTAATACATCAAGAGATAGTCGATTTCTGCTCTTCTGTTATAAAAGAATTGAATAACAGAACATATCAATTGAATGGTTTTATCAAGTGGGAGATGTTTGCACAAGGAACTTAATATGAAACTTTTGATTATGAATGTCAACGAAGTATATGTACATATAGAATGTGAAGAAGGTATAGCATATGAGTTGCATTCGTATTTCGAATTTTATGTACCAGGCTATCAGTTTACACCGAAGTATAGAGCAAAAGTATGGAACGGTAAAATCTATCTTTTCTCACTCAGAACCAGACTAATATATAGAGGTCTTGTACCTTACATAATAAAGTTTTGTGAAGACAGAAATTATCAATGTGAATATGAAGATGAACTTTACAATAAAGAATTTTCAGTCAAAGAAGCAAAAGAATTTATACAGACTCTAAATATACCGATAGAACCAAGAGACTATCAGTTAGATGCTTTCATTCATGCGATAAGAATGAGACGAGCATTACTACTATCACCAACCGCATCTGGCAAGTCTCTCATAATTTATCTAATAATGAGGTACGTCAATGCGCGCAAGTCTCTTATTATTGTGCCAACTATTTCTCTGGTTACTCAACTTGCTTCTGATTTTGCCGATTATGGTTTTGAATCTGATAGGTACATACATAGAATCTTCGCAGGCCAAGATAAACAAACAGATAAACCAATTACCATCTCAACCTGGCAGTCGTTATACAAACTTCCTAAAGAGTATTTCCAACAGTTTGAATTGGTCATAGGCGACGAAGCACATCTATTCAAATCGAAAGAAATTTCAGATTTGATGTGTAAGATATTGAATGCAAAGTATCGAATTGGTACTACAGGTACACTAGACGGCACAAAGACACATAAGTTAGTTCTTGAAGGTCTATTTGGTCCTGTAAGAAAAGTTACAACAACAAAAGAGTTGATGGATGAAGGTCATGTGGCAGACTTTAACATCAAGTGTCTTCTGTTGAAACATCCTGATTCTATTTGTCAAGCACTAAAGAAGTCCACATATCAACAAGAAATTGAATACATTGTATTGAATGAAGCTAGAAACAAGTTCATATCCAATCTAGGTCTTTCCCTAAAAGGAAACACACTGATACTCTATCAATATGTTGATAAACATGGTAAGATATTATATGACATGATTAATAAAGAGGTTGGAGAAAGAAAGTGTTTCTTTGTCTATGGTAAGACAGAAGGTGAAGTTAGAGAAGAGATTCGTCACATAGTGGAGAAAGAAAATGACGCTATTATTATTGCTTCTTACGGTACATTCAGCACCGGTATCAACATACGCAATCTACACAACATCATCTTTGCAAGCCCATCTAAGTCGAGAGTACGCAACCTACAGAGCATCGGTCGAGGCCTCAGAAAATCAGAAACTAAGGATTCTGCTACGCTCTACGATATCGCAGATGACCTCAGATACAAAAAGCATGACAATTTCACCTTAAAACATTTCGCTGAACGTATCCGGATTTACTCTGAAGAGAAGTTCTCTTTTAAGATTTATAAAATTGAATTAAAAGGATAATTATAATGATTGAAACTTCTGTCAAGTTTATTAGGCTTGTAACTGGTGAAGATATCATATCAGAAATGACCTATATAGAAACTGAAAAGGATTCTCAATACATACTGAGTAATCCCATGAAGGTTTTATATATCCCTGCTGGTAAAAGCAACATGCTCTCAATCACATTGAGTCAGTGGGTGTATTGGAGAATATGTGAAGAGCAAGAATTCACTCTGAAAGATAAAGATGTGTTATTGGTAAATGATTGTTCTTCTTCTATGGAAGAATATTATTGGTCGACAATCGAACACCTAGAATCTTATAAAGAGGCGTCAATCGCAAAAGAAAGTGAACAGTCAAATCAGACTGAGGAGGTGGATGAAGACACCATCACTAGCATCATTGAGATGTTGAAAGATACTAAAAGGATATTACATTAATGTCAAACAAAGACAATATAACAGATATTGATACTGACAATGATTTCGGTTTCTCATTTACCAATGAGAGTGAACTATCTAATGATGTGGAGATAACAAATCTTCAAGATAGATTGAAACAACTTAGAGATATGTTTCTACCTCTATTGGAGAATCTGAATAAGAATCCAGATAAGGATATGATCAAGTGGCCTAATAGAAAAGCAGTATTAGACAAACAGATAAAGAAACTCAAAGAACTTACCAATATCTAATCCAAATATTCATATCATGGATGGCATAGCGAATATAGTCGTCTGTCAACCATCTGTCAAGAGGTTTTTCATGAAAAAAGCAAAAAAAGTACATTATGTTAACAATCAAAGATTTTTCGAAGAGATTGTCGAGTATCGTAAAAGTCTCCAAGATGCAAGAGAAGCTGGCAAAGAAGATCCTCGTATTCCTAATTACATAGGTGAGTGCATCTGGAAGATTGCTGAAAAGTTATCGACCAAACCATGCTTTATGAACTATTCATATCGAGATGAAATGATTTCTGATGGTATTGAAAACTGCATCTTGTATTTCAAAGACTACGATCCTGAAAAAGGACAAAATCCTTTTGCATACTTTACTCAAGTGATTTACTATGCATTCCTTCGTCGTATCAGTAAAGAAGAGAAGAATAGATATACCATGTATAAACACTTCCAAGAGAGTATACTGTGTCACAATGACATTGGTGTGTTTGTCGATGAGAGCGAAAATCACTTGCTTCCTACTAAACTTTATGATAATATAAACGACTTTATGGATAAGTTTGAGAGAAAAGAAGAGGCAAAGAAAATAAAGCGCAAGGAAATGAAACAAGGTCTTGCAAATTTTTACGAGGAAAAAACAAATGAATGATGAGTCACATAACATACCATTTCAGGTACAGAACTTGATTGATCAAATGATGAATAAGCAAGAGAAGCCACATATTCGTGATAACTATCGTATGCGTTTAGAATCTATTCGCGATTCTATTGATACATCTCTCCGCAAGTATAAGAATGATGATGCATTGTCTATGAATACTAAGAGGGACAATCGCATTAGATTGAAACATGGAATATATTCTTAATGGCTAAAATTGCACTGATTACCGATACGCACTGGGGAATCAGGAATGATTCTCCGGTTTTTCATGACTATTTTAAAAGGTCATTGCACGATTTCTTCCAAGAGATTGATGATCAGAACATCAAGCATGTTATTCATCCTGGTGATCTTTTTGATCGACGTAAGTACTTGAATTTTTTAACAGCAAGACGCTGCCGTGAAGATTTTCTAGAAGAGTTAGATAGAAGAGGAATCGAAACGCATATCATCACTGGTAATCATGATGAGTATTATAAGAACACACATCTTGTAAACTCTCTTGATGAAATAGTTAAAGGTCGATATGATAACATCAAAATATATTCAACACCTGAACTCATTACCATCGACGGTTGTGATATACAACTAATACCTTGGATATGTGAGTCAAATGAGGTAGAATCTATTGAGGCAATTAAAAACAGTAGAGCTGAAATTCTTATTGGACACTTTGAAATTGTTGGCTTTGAAATGTACAGAGGTACTGTATCCGATCATGGTTTGTCTGGTGATATTTTTAATCGCTATGATTACGTTTTCAGTGGACACTATCATCATAAATCTAGCCGCGGCAACATTCATTATCTTGGCGCTTTTGCCGAATATACTTGGACGGATTATAACGATCCTCGTGGATTTAGCATCTTTGATACAGGAACAAGAGACTTAAAATTTTATCAAAATAAGAATAGCATTTTCAAGATGATTGCTTATGATGATGTTAAGCACAAAGACATAATGCAAAAGATCGACACAATAGACTATTCTGATTATGCAAACTCTTATGTCAAAGTTGTGTGTGTTAATAAAACAAATCCATACGCTTTCGATACTTTCCTAGATAGACTTTATAAAGTGAGTCCTGTTGACATTTCAATCATCGATGATGTTTCTCTTTTTAAAGATAATGCGGAAAACGACGTAATTGATCAAACAGAAGATACTATAACAATACTCGAAAAGTATGTTTCGAGTTTGACATTGAATGTTGATAATGATAAGATGAAAACTTATATGAAAAACATTTACAACGAAGCGATTACATTGGAGACTGTTTAATTGATTGAATTTGAAATCTTAAAATGGCGTAACTTTTTATCGACAGGAGATGTCTTTACTGAAATTGATTTGAACAAGACAGGCAATGCACTTATAGTGGGTGCAAACGGATCGGGTAAATCTACTTTTCTAGATGCACTGACATTTGTGCTTTTTGGAAAAGCATTTCGAAAAATCAATAAACCATCTTTGGTCAATAGTGTTAATGGTAAAAACTGTGAAGTTGATATAAGTTTCCGGACAAACGGCAAAAAGTATCAAGTGACACGAGGTATCAAACCAAACAAGTTTGAAATCTATTGTGAAGATACATTGATAAATCAAGATTCGGCATCTAAAGACTATCAACAGTATCTTGAAAAGTTCATACTGAAAATGAACTATAAGTCGTTTACACAAATCGTTATCCTTGGTTCAGCATCTTTCACACCATTTATGCAGTTGTCTCCTGCCGATAGAAGAGTTGTGATTGAAGACCTATTGGATATTCAAATCTTTTCGACAATGAATGTTGTCGTCAAGCAAAAGATGCAGACTATAAAAGAAGGTCTTGAGAAAAATCGTATTGAGATTCTCGGTAAAGAAGAGAAGAAAACTTATATTGAAAAAACAATCGATAGTCTCCGAGAGAATAAAGAAGAGAAAGAGCGGAACTTACGTGAGTCTCTATCTACCAGAGTTGCTGTACTTGCCGAGATTGAAAACTGCATACTTCTACAAGAGGAAGAGCGTGATACATATATTGAAAAAGTCAGTCAACACACTAACTATAAAGAAAAGCACACAAAGTTGGTTAGTCTATCATCTAAGATAGATACTAACTTGAGAAGAGTAAAGAAAGATCACGACTTCTTTTGCGATAACTTAAGTTGTCCTACATGCAGACAAACCATTGATGAGAAGTTCAAATCAGAAGAACTTATGAAAAGTATGTCTAAGATCATCGAACTTGAGAAAGGATTGGATGATATACAAACACAGATAGACAAGACTGTTTCAATACTCAATGAATTTGAAAGAATCATTACAAAAATAAATTCTATTAAAAACGATATCAGTATTCTAAAGACCAAAAAGTCTTCGGTTATATCCAATATAAACGACATAGAAGAACAGTTGTCAGCACTCGAATCATCTGATAATTTAATGACAAAAAGTCAAGAAGAGTTGTCTCTAGTTTTATCTGATATTGTACGTCTAGAAAAGGAGAAATTCGATCTATTAGAAGAACGTAAGTATGTTGATGTGGCGATCAATCTTTTGAAAGATGGTGGAATCAAAACGAAGATTATCAAGCAATATCTTCCTATCATAAACAAACAGATTAACAATTATCTTGCACAGATGGGATTCTTCGTCAACTTCAATATCAATGAGCAATTCGAAGAAACTATCAAGAGTCGTTATCGTGATGAGTTTTCTTATCACAACTTCTCAGAAGGAGAAAAGACTCGTATTGATCTGGCACTATTACTTACTTGGAGATCAATAGCCAAAATGAGAAATAGTGTTAACACAAATCTACTTGTTCTAGATGAGATTTTTGATGGCTCTCTAGACGTTAATGGAACAGATGAGTTTTTGAAGATCATGTGGAAGATGTTAAATGACACAAACACATTTGTCATTTCACATAAGCAAGATCAGATGATTGATCGTTTTCAAAAAGTATATCGATTCGAGAAAGTGAAAAATTTCTCTAGACTTATGAATTGACATCTTGTATGATACCAGATTGTACTCCAACAGGAATTATTATGACAGAAGAAATTGAAGTGAAAGATCCTTTTTTTGAAGAACAATGGAAGTCTTGGTCGGAATCTAATGATATATCGAAAGTTGTTTCTCCGACTGATGATGAGTTAAGGTCTGCTATCATTCATGACCTGATTAATGTATCTAACATGTCTGTTGAGGAATATACTCTCTTTCAAAAATGGTCTGAGGTGCAGGAAAAATATCCTTCACATCAAGTCTCTACCCTTTTTGGTGTGGAAAAACAATTAGTCAATATTGAAGATGCTTCGTTTATTGAAAATGTGCGCAGAAACATCTGGATTCCCAAGAATGAAGACGACTATCTAAATCTTCAGCCAGAACTCATCTATACAAAAGATGTTGAACTGTCTGAAACTTGGAATTGTATACGCACATTCATCTCAACAATGAAGAATAATTCTAACATAGGTAGAAATCTGAACTATCTTGTTATTGATAGGAAAACAAGTAAGTATCTTGGGGTCATGTGTATTTCATCTGACTTTCTTGACCTTACACCTCGCGATCAATATATCGGTTGGGAAAGAGAGAAGAAGACTCAAGGACATATGATCAACTATACGGCCATTGGTTCTACAATTGTACCTTTACAACCTCTTGGATATAACTATGTTGGTGGTAAATTGCTTGCTCTACTTTGTCTTTCCGATGAAGTGCAATATCAATGGAAGAAACAGTATGGAGATGTTCTTGTAGGAGTAACGACAACTTCTCTCTATGGTAAAAAAAAGATGGGTGGTCTGTCACAATATGACAATCTGAAACATTGGAAAAAGATGGGATATTCTTCTGGTTCTGTCTCATATGAGACAACAAAACCTACTGTGAACATGATTCGTTCTTGGTTAAAGAAGAATTACACAAAGAAGTGGTTCGAATGGTATATGGCTAAGAAACCTACCGGACAACCATATAAAAGGGATCATAAGAATCGATCTTACAACTTCACATATTCAAAATTGAATATCCCTAAAGAGTTGATCAGATCAGAACACGCAAGAGGAATATACTTTTCTCCTTTGTACAACAACACCAATGAATTCCTTCGTGGTGAGATAACAGAAAAAGAACTTGTAAAATCTTTTGATACTTCTTATGATTACCTTTCTAATCTATGGAAAGAAAAGTACGCAACAAAGCGCATTCGTTCTTTAAAAGAACAAGGAAGAGTTTCTGAAGAGTCATTGTTTTATGATGACCTTATATTCCTTTCGTGGGAAGAAACAAAAGAAAAGTACCTTTCGCAAGTAGGTAGATAAGCATCTTGGTCTTAAGCATAAGATGATTGTCGTATAGCTATGCATCAGGTGCAACCCTGCTATGCACAAATAATTCTTTACAAAATCACCAGAACCTCTATGATATGATGATGATTAACGAGGTACACACATGAACAACACTTCACAATCCAAATCAATGCTTGCAAAACTGCTCGCAACGGAAAACATTACAATCCGTCGTAATTCAAACGCTCGTACTGCGTCTTTTGACGTTAAGAACCGTGTTTTGGAAATGCCTGTATGGAAGAATGTTTCCGAAGACCTTGAAGACCTTCTCACGGTACATGAAACGGGACATGCTCTCGATACGCCTTGTGAAGGTTGGCTTAAGGCAATTGAAGAAATTGCCAAGAAGTATCATGAAAAACCTTCTAATCGTCATGCCATGGCGGTCAAAGGTTTCCTCAATGTTATTGAAGATGCCCGTATCGATAAGCGTCAAAAGCGTCGTTATCCTGGATCACGCCGTAACTATCTTGCTGGCTACAAGGAACTGCTTGATCGCGGTTTCTTCGGTCCTCCTGGTACAGACTTCAATACGTACAACTTCATCGACCGTTTGAATGTATATTTCAAAGGCGGCGTTTCTCTTGGCATCAAGTTTAGCTCAGATGAAAAGCCTTTCGTCAAGAAGATTGAAAATGCAGAAACTTTTCAAGAAGTTCTCACCCTGACTGATGAAATCTACGGATTCTGTAAGTCAAAAGGTGAGGATCAAAAGCGAAACACTATTGACGATATGGAATATGAAGAGTCGGAAGATGACGATGATTATGATGGTGATTATGAAGACTTCGATGTAGATGAAGATGATTCAGACACCGAAGACGATACCGATAACACTAAAAATAGGAAAGACGGAACCAAGTCAATGAAGTCTAAGAAAGACTTTGGTGATAAAGCTGGTTCTGGTAGCAATGGAACTGATGATGATTTCGTTCCTGAGTCAAAGACTGAAAAGACCTGGCAAGAAAAACAATTGGAACTTTCTGATACCAATACAGAATATGTGTATGTGACCATTCCCAAACCTGTCATCAACAATATTGTTGATGACTATAAGGTAGTTCTTAAACAGTATGATATTCACAATAAGAAACAGGATCAAAATGCTTTGCAATTTATTGCAAAGTCATTCGTAGATTATAAAAGTTCAGAAAATAATACAATATCTTTTATGGTAAAAGAGTTCGAAATGCGAAAGTCTGCTGACTTGTACAGCAAGATTTCTATTGCGAAAACAGGAGTGATTGATACCAATAAACTTCATTCATATCGTTATAATGACGATATCTTCCGCAGGCTAACTGTTATACCACAGGGTAAGAACCACGGATTCATTATGTTTCTAGATTGGTCTGGCTCTATGAGTGCCAATTTCGGATCAACTTTGAAGCAACTTATTTCGATGGTGTTATTCTGTAAACGTGTTCAGATTCCTTTCGAAGTTTATTCGTTTCGCGATCTGAATAATTATGAGGCTAATGGTTCAGCCAGGGATTCTCGTAGAGGAGATACCCATCATTGTTTCGAGTACAAAAAGGGTGATATGTTGCTTTCGTCTTTTAAACTGCGAAATATACTTTCATCGCGTATGTCGATCACAGATTTGAATCGTGCATTCATAAATCTTTGGATGTTTTCTACATACACAAACAGCCAGATTGATCCGATGAGTGGAACACCTTTAAATTCTGCCATTATTGCGGCTACTGAACTTGTAAATCAATTTCGTGATCGTAATAAACTACAGATTGTCAATACTATCTTTTTGACAGATGGAGATTCAAATGGCATCAATGGTATTCATCAAAAAGAAACTTTCGCAACTTACAAAAAGAGAAAGTATATTCTTCAAGATGAAGTGACAAAAAAGGAGTTTTTCATTGGTGAAAGTCGTGTTGAAGGTCAACTGATCACAAATAACCTTTTGCGACATCTTAAGTCTCGTACAGATTGTAATCTGATCGGGTTTTATCTGTATAGCACATATTCGTATAATAAGAGTACATCTCCGTTTATTCGAGTTTATAGAGAGTTTTTTGGGCTCGATGCTTCTACTGAAACCAAACACTTTGATGATCTTAGAAAATATTGGACAGACAATAAGTATATTCCTGTAACAACATCTGGGTATGATGAATACTTCATCATCGACAGTCGTAGTATGGATGTTACAAAGGATAACCTGCATATTGATCACAATATGTCTAAGAGTAAAATTGTAAAGCAATTCCTTAATTTTTCGTCTAAGAAAGCTATCAATCGCATCCTTCTCCAA